ACAGCAGTGCAGTCTGTGAAGTTCTGGATAGATATGCAGAATCTGGTGTTATGGTAGAATACCCTGCTGGAACGAAGCGTTCTCTTGAAGCGGCAGTGAGGTGTTGCATCGTCACATCTATGAATCAGACTGCGGCACAGGTGACGAACATTTATATTGTACAAAATAAAATAGAGTATGTTCTAGTATCAGCACATCCGGGTGCCAGATATGATAAAAAGAATCCAACAGGGATTCCATCTCACAATCACTGGCAAGGCAAGGCATATAAAATAATCGGGAGCGAACCAGGATTTCCGAATCTTCTTGAAAGTACAGGTTATACAATAGACCCTAAAACCGGAACGGGAACTGTTGTAAATCTCTTAGGACTTCACGGATACAACTGTAGACATTCACATGGACCGTGGCGAAAAGGCATGGTAAATAAGTACCTTGATGAAAACGGAAATGTGAACATAAATGCAGATGAAAGCCAGAAGCTTTATGATTTGCAGCAGAAGCAGAGATTACTTGAAAGAGAAATTCGTAAAACAAAGCGTGAAATTATGGCTAAGAAACAGGAACTTGATATGATTGCCGAAACAGATGTAAAAGAAATCTTGCAACCTCAATATGATAAACTGGCATATAAACTTCGAATGCAGAATAAAAGGCTACAATCATTCTGTAAGAATAATGATCTTCAATTGCAAGGTGATAGAACGAAGGTTTCTGGATTTAGTAAAAAACAGTCTGCGATTGCAAATGGACGAGCAACGGCTTATAAAAATAAAATCGAAAAAAATGGTACAACGAAAATGGAATAATATGTTATTATAATAATGTGTTAACCATACATACTTGGTTACCCACCTTTCTTTAATTAATGCAGTGGAAATCAAGCGAGATAACAACTCACCGTCATAGCCGGAAACTCCCCAAATGAGGTAAAGCAAATGAAAAACATTGTTACGTGCTTTACCAAAGAAGAAAAAGAGCATATAAAAGAATTGTGTGATTTCACACCGACAGAAGAAACGCTCTTTGATTTACGGAAGAAAGAAAAGTCTTTGGAAGAATGTGCAGAAATTATGCATGTTTCAACGAAGACAGCAGGACGTATCAACGTAAAAATGCAACATAAAATTCTTAGGGTAACTGGACAACATTTTACATAACTTTCTCCTCATTAAAGGCATCCGTTAAGGGTGTCTTTTTTGTGTCCTTTTAATGGGGTTTTGCTGGGGTGGTTCAATTGTGCTGTTAATAATAAAATGAAAATAGAAAGAGAGGTTTATTATGTACGAGTTTCAGAGATATAATCAGTATTCTTATCCTCAATATCAACAGCCACAGCAGATTCAACAGCAATTCCCACAACAGATCATGCCGCAACAAGCTGGACTTTGTGGAAGAATGGTTAATTCTGTTGAGGAAGTCACAGCGAATGACGTTCCCATGAATGCACCATTTGCCATTTTCCCGAAAGCAGATGGAGCAGAAATATATATAAAATCGTGGGGTGCTAATGGGCTTATTCAGACAGTTACATATAAACCGCAGCTAGACGGAAAGCAAAACGAATTACCGAAAGAAGACACGGCAACATTGATTGCCCCGATAATGGAGCGATTAGACCAGATAGAAGCTAAAATAACTCAGTCCCAGAGGACTACCAGAGCAAAGAAAGAGAGCGATTCTGAATGAATTTAATGCAGATGATCCAGTGCGGTGGAAACCCTAAGATGATATTAAGTCAAATGATGAGCAACTCTCAATTTTCAAATAATCCGATCATGAAAAATACATTCGACATGATGAACCGTGGAGACAGTAAAGGGCTGGAACAGCTTGCCAGAAATTTGTGCAAAGAAAAAGGTCTAAACCCGGAAGAAATCATGAGCCAGTTTAAACATTGATACTATTCTTGCAAGATTATGTATAAATAAATTTTATTAGGAGGAACACATATGTTTAATTCATCTCCAAGTTTAGCGGACATTGCCGCCGTTACTTGTGGAAACCGTAATGATGGTGCATGGGGCGATGGTGGTTGGTGGGTTCTCATTATCCTTTTTGCCTTATTCGGTGGATGGGGCGGTTATGGATTCGGTGGTAATGGTGGTGGCGGTTATACCGCAACTGCGGCTACACAGGCTGATATCCAGAGAGGATTTGACAATTCAGCAGTCATAAGTAAACTTGATGGCATTACAAATGGTCTTTGTGATGGCTTTTATGCAGTAAACAACGGAATGCTGACTGGATTTAACGCCATTCAGCAGGCAATTAATGCGGACACAGTAGCAGGAATGCAGAATGCAAATGCTATTCAGTCTCAGCTTGCAAATTGTTGCTGCGAAACTCGTGAAGCTATCCAGGGTGTAAACTTCAACATGGCGCAGAACACTTGCGCATTACAGAACACCATGAACAACAACACGAGAGATATTATCGACAGCCAGAATGCCGGAACAAGAGCGATACTTGACTACTTATGTCAGGATAAGATTGCAACGTTGCAGGCAGAAAATAATGATCTGAGACTTGCAGCATCACAGGATAGACAGAACGCACTTCTGACTACCGCTATGACAGCACAGACAAATCATATTATCAGCGCTGTTAATCCATCACCAATCCCAGCATACCAGGTGCCAAACCCGAACACATACATTCCGTATGGATGCGGTTGTAACAATGGATGCGGATGTTAGACAACTGAATAATTAAAGTATCTTAATCGACAAGATTATGTCTGCATAGCAGTATTACTTAAACACAAAGGGCAGACTTTAATGTTTGCCCTTATATTTTTGAAAGAGAGGAAAATATTATGTCAGAATTTACAGCCAATGCTTTACAGACTGTCCTGCAAGGAGAAGATGTCGCATTTACTGAGACACCGGTTTGCGGAACAAAATGTATCGTTCACAGACAGGGAAGCGGAGTAGTTAAATTAAGAGGGATCACAAACCAGTGCAAAGCCAGATTTCTTGTATCTTATAGCGGAAATATCCAGATCCCAACCGGTGGAACGGTGGAAGCTATTTCTCTTGCAATCGCAATTGACGGAGAGCCTTTACAGTCTACAAGAATGATCGTGACACCTGCGGCAGTAGAAAACATGTTCAATGTATCTGCACAGGTTTACGTAGATGTTCCTTGTGGATGTTGCAGCACAATAGCGGTTCAGAATACATCTGGACAGACTATCGAGGTACAGAACAGTAATTTAATCGTAGTAAGGGAGGCTTAGTATATGCATATTGAAAGAATTCATAAAATGCTTGAATGCCTTGCTGAAAAATCCTTGTGTGAGATTGAAAAAGGGATTGAGAATGTCAATACAGAAGAAATGGGAGAAGTGATCGACATGATAAAGGATCTGTCAGAAGCAGAGTATTATGCCACAATTACTAAGGCAATGAACGAAGCGGACGAAGCAGATATCATGGAGAAGCTTTTAGAGTATGGGGATGACCGAAGATACTATGATCAGTATCGTTATGCTGATGGAAGATTCGCACCTAAGGGCAGAGGAAAACGAAGAGGATATGATGAGCCACCATATTATCACATGTACCCGGATTATTACGAAGATACAGAGCACATGAGAGACATGGATAAGAAAGACCTGAAAAGGATGTATACAGATACCGGAATGATGGGAGACAAATCATATCCGAGGGATTCCAGAGAGGGAAAAGCCGGTATTTCCAGACGTACTTATATGGAGACCAGAGAAAACCATCATGGAAATTCAGAGGAAGATAAAAAAGAGCGTGCAAAAGCAAGAAAAGATTACTTGCGAGATATGCAGATGGATATTACTGAAATGACATCAGATGCAGCACCGGAAGAAAAGCAGATGTGGAGAAATGAATTACAGATGATGTTACAGAAAATCTAAGAGGTGAGCGCAGTGTTTAAAATGAATGATGTTGAATGGAATATTTTATATGTAAATCCTAATAGTGAATGTTTGATGCGTTCAGACGGAACAATTACACTTGGTGTTACAGATTGGAGCAAACGAACGGTTTATTTGTCAAATGCATTAAGCGGAAGCCTGTTAGAGCGAGTTCTATCTCATGAGTTGGTACACTGCGCTTCATTTTCATATGACTGCCAAATTCCAATAGATGTAGAGGAAATCGTAGCTGATTTTCTGTCTCTTTATGGAAAAGAAGTCGTTGGCATAGCAGATGATATTTTGAATGGGGTAATTGAAAATGGATGTTATAAAGCAGTATGAGGACTATATAGAGCTTAAAAAAGAATACATTAAAAATCCTACATTGGAAAATAAAAATGCAATGATAGCCAAATTAGAAGAGTACGGAAAGTATATATACGACCAGTGCAACAGATTAAGAAAGGATTGCATTGTGGAAGAAGAAAAAGAAGTGCTTAGAAGGTATTTCGGTGGGAAATAGCAAAAAGGGGTGGAGAAATCTGCCCTTTTTAAAATGGTACAAAAAGTTGTTTAAAATAGGTTAAAATATATATTGAAAAAAATATTAAAAGTACCGGACAGAAAAAAGGGATTCTGTTCGCTAACCTAGAATAATTATGGGATGATGCATGGCACGTCCTATTTTGGGCGTGCTTTTTTATTTTTGGGAATTAATTCAGTGGAAGAAGACACGGCTTATATCCGGGTTGTCGGGGGTTCGATTCCTTCATTCCCAATTGCCAGCTATGGAGAAAATAGCAACTCAATCGTGCCGGACTGACCGGAGTAACAACTTGGAAAGAAAGAGGTAGAAACATGGTAAACGTAGCAAACGAATTAAAGAAACTCGGAATTGAAGTTTCAGACGAACAGAAAGAATCCCTTAAAAAGAGTATGGGCGAAGATCTTTATTCCAAGAAAGAAATGGAAGACAAGGTCAATAAGGCTTCATCAGAATCTGAACAGTGGAAAACCCGGGCAGAATCAGCAGAGAAAATGCTCGAAGGGTTGGATGGAAAAAGCCCGGAAGACATTTTAAAAGAGCGTGATGACTGGAAGAGACAGGCAGAGGATTCCAAAAAAGATTACGAAGCCAAAATCGCAGAACATGAGAAGAATGAACTTTTGAAAGAAGCATTTGCGGAAATCGAGTTTACTTCTGAATCTGCAAAGAAAGCCATTATGGAAGACATTTCCGAAAGCGTAAGCGTGAAAAATGGAAAGCTGATAGGGTTCAGTGATCTTATTGAGGAAGCTAAAAAGACAGATGCAAATGCATTTGTAAATAAGCAGAATCAGCAGACTCCACATGCGTATTTCACAAAACCGAATGAAAACAACTCCGGTGGTGATAAGCCTACAACAAGAGAGAGCATTTTATCTATCAAAGATAGATCAGAACGTCAGAAAGCAATTGCCGAAAACATTTCTTTATTCCAACAGTAAAGGAGTTTTATATGAACAAAAACAGATTAACGATGAACACAAATTTGCAGTTCTTTGCAGCAAACGCAGGACTGATTACAACAGGAGACATTGATGTAACTGCAAGGGAAATTGATTTTGTTACATCTTTTGAAAGAAACTGGGAAGCTTTAAGAGAAATTCTTGGAATTTCAAGAGCAATTAGAAAACAGCCTGGAACTGTTCTTAAAAGCAAATATGCAGAAGGAACGTTAGAGAGCGGAACTGTAGCAGAAGGTGATGTGATTCCAAGAACACATTACGCTGTAAAAGAGAAACCTTATTCAGAGATTACTCTTGAAAAATATGCAAAAGAAGTTTCTATCGAAGCTATCAAGGATCATGGATATGAAGTGGCTTGTGAAATGACAGATGAAGAGTTCCAGACAGACCTGCAGGATGGAATTACAACAAAATTCTACAACTATCTGAAAACTGGTACACTTGCAAACACTGCAAAAACATTCCAGATGGCGGTAGCTAAAGCTATTGGATCTGTCAAAAATAAGTTCAAGTCAATGCACAGAACTGCTACAGGAGTTGCAGTGTTTGCAAATATCATGGATTTCTATAATTATCTTGGAGATTCAAACATTACTTTGCAGACAGCCTTTGGACTTACCTATATCAAGGGATTCCTCGGAGCAGACATTATGTTCCTTTGCTCTGACAACGAAATCCCAGCAGGAAAAGTTCTGGCAACACCTGTGAACAACATCGTTGCTTATTATGTAGATCCATCTGACGGAGATTTTGAGAAAGCCGGTCTTTCTTACACTGTCAGCGGAGAAACAAATCTTATCGGATTTAAGGTAAAAGGCGATTACGATCGTGCAACCAGCGTAACTTATGCACTGTTAGGATTTGTACTTTTTGCAGAGTACATTGATGCAGTGGCTAATGTTTCTATCACACCGGGGGAATAGATCCCACTACACAGGCGGTAAATGCTAGTGGGAAACTCACGGAAGAATACTTAAACTCTCTTACAGTTGCAGAAATTAAGGCACTGGCAGAGAGTAAAGGGTATTCACTGACCGCAACAAAGAAAGCTGATATTATCAGCGAAATCTTATCACAGCAATAAGGAGTGTGGAGCAATGTCATATGTAGATTTTGAATATTACCAAACTAAATATGGTGGAAGTTTGTTCAAAAACGAAAAAGACTTTGCTCCATATGAAAGAAAAGCAGAAAGAAGAATCAATGCGATCACATCAAACAGGATTTTGTTTTATTCTCAGCCAGAATCAGAAGAAGCATGGTGGGATAATATCAAAGATTGCACCTGCGAAATAGCTGAATTGCTAAAGAATTTATCTGAGTACTCTGCGGCAGTTAATAACTTTGGTGTTATTGCAAATACGGACGGAACTGTAAAAGGGAAAATGATTAAGAGCATGACTTCTGGAAGTGAATCAGTATCTTATGATGCCGGAGCATCTTCTTCAACATTGGTAGAAATTGCAAAATCAGAAATGGCACTTAATAGAAAGTGCTACGATATTGCATCAAATTACCTAACCGGAATGGTTGATTCAAGGCATGAAAACCTTTTGTACATGGGAGTTTAGCTTATGGGAATCGGATATAAAGATGCCGTGGTTTTATATAACAGGCATTACAACGACACTTTAGAAACTGAATATTATTTCGGTACTCTATTTGAAAATGTAAGAATCGAGCTTACACAGGCAGAGAACATAAGCAAATCTGGAATGAAAGATGCAGATAGTTTTCTTGTAAAAATCCCGAATGATGGCACATTGAATTATGCTAATCCACCAGACTGGGAGAACATGAGCGAAGAAGAAAAGCTAAAGCATTTCACTTTAAGAAGTAATGATTTTGACTTCATAGTGATTGCAAAAAAAGATGAACTTCTCATTGATAGGGAATTGCCGGTTGGATTAATTAATTCAGACGATTATCCGGGTAAATTCTTCCAGTACATGGTAAATGAAAAAGGGAATTGCTACAAAGTGAATACTATCGGTGTTTACAGCCTTATACCAAGGTTTGAGATTGGAGGTAAATGATTTGGATGAAAAGACAAAAATAATGCTTGTATCAGATGCAGAAACGGCGCAAAGAGCTATTCTTGATATGATAAATAGTTATCCAAATTTTCCGCCCGGTTTCAAACCATCAAATTCAACAATCTTATGGAACAGCATAAAAGATACTCAGTCTATTGGAGTTTTTCCGGCGCAGGATCCAGTTTATTTGAAAAAATATGTCAGCGGTTCTTATGTCGGACAAATGACGTTCCAGATCGTATACAAAAGCAATCCAACAACAAACAAGGATAATATTGCAGCAAGCAATCTGCTTGAAAATATTGCAAAGTTCCTTGAAAGTGGAGAATTTACATTAAAAGATAAAAATTTTGTTGTAGAACAAATCAACCGCACATCGGATGTATTTTGCGGTACAGCAGATGGGAAAACAACAGAATTAGCAATTAATATGCAGCTTAAATATTTTTATAAAAAATAGGAGGAATACTCATGGCAAAAGACAGAACTAACATGGTCTCACTTTTGGATATTGGAAGCCTTATGGGTGGAAAAAGTGAAAAGCTTGCTGAAATGGGTGATGGTTTCACAGAGCTTTCTGAAGACTGGGGACCTAACACAGAAAGCACACAGTACGTAAACATGAAAAATGCAAGCAACTCTGTAAAAGGGTATGCATTTTCAATGTCTCCAGAAAGAGAACATTTGTCAGATGAAATGCAGACAGTGTTTAATGATGTTTTTAAAAAACTTCCAACAGGAGATCAGTGCGAGACATATTATTATCGCTTCTTTAAAGCTGATATTACAAGCGGATCCGGCGATTGTATCCGTGTCCCAGTAACTGTATGTGCATCAAGCACTGGTGGAGCAGGTGGTGATATTTTAAAGTCTACAGTCCAGATTAATGGAAATGGAGATGTAGAACTTGGAACAATCACTATTGCTGGTGATGGATCGTTCACATGGGCGCCTAAAGTAAGCGCTTTGGCTTTGGATGAAGATTACCCAGTTTCATAGGTGTTAATTAAAAATTAGCATATGTGGGATGCCTACCTTTCCTTGGTGTCCCACATTAGGAAAGGATGTTAAAAATGGAAGAAATTAAATTAAGCAGTGGCATAAAAAAAATTGCAATAAAAGACGAAGACGGAGATCTTATTACAGTTATAACAGTAGATACAGCGAATGCAGACACAGCTAAGAAGTTTGCAGGTGTAATTGATAAATTAAATAATATATCTCAGAACTGTGAAAAAGAAGCAGCCGAATGGAGAAAGAACCACAAAGACGATATTAATGTGGATGATATTAATGTGGATGCAGCATTAGAGCTTAACAGCATTCGAGTGAAATATCTTAAGCAGATTACGGAAAGTATAGATGGGTTGTTTGGCGAAGATGCCATGAAACAGATTTACGGAGATATTGTCCCGGATGAACTTGCAATTGTGGAGTTTGTAGAGCAGGTTATCCCTGTTATGAATAAGCTTTTCAATAAACGTTTTGAACAGGTGCAGAACAGATACAATGTAAGAAGACGTGGGGCAAAATAATGAACAATGTCATGCTGGACAATTTGCCTACTGAATGGAACGGATACAAAGTAAATACCGATTTCCGCATAGGTATGCAGATTTATATTTTGCAATATGACAAAGAAATGAATGAGTACGAGAAAACAACTTCTATTCTTTATCTTATGTTCTCTGATGAATACGGAGAACTTAGAGACCATCCACAGCACCATGAGTTAAATGAATGTATTTCCTGGTATTTAAACGGATGGTATCACGACAATACCGGCAGTAGCAAAAATACAAAGCGTTTTATTGACTATGATGTAGATCAATGGAGAATATATGCAGATTTTTTGCAGATATACGGTATTGATTTGTCCGTAGCAGATATGCACTGGTGGAAATTTAATGGCTTGATCTGGAATATGCCAAGAAGATTATCTTCTCTCATGGAGGTAATTGAGATTCGACAGAAGAAAATTGAAAAGAACATGAGTTCCAAGGAAAAAGATGCAATCAAAAACGCACAAAATAAATATGCTCTGGAACAGCCAGAAAAAGAGTATACCAGCGAAGAAAAAGAAAAGATAGATGATTATGATCGTATGATGGAAGAAATAAGAAAGCAGAAAGAAACAGAACAGGAAGCATTGAAACAGTTTAAGAAATGAGGGTTTTAGCATGGCTGAATATGATGGCGAAATCAGAATAAAAACGTTGATTGAAAATGGAGAAGCATCAAGTAAGCTCATGCAGATGGAATCACAGTTTCAGAAGCTTGCAAGAGAAGCTGATAAGTTTTCCAAGACACTGAAAGAACTGGCAAGTCAAAAGATTCCAACAGAGGAATATAAGGCTGTGCAGATGCAGATAGAAAAAGATACTGCTTCTCTTGATAAACTTCTTGCCAGAATGGATAAATTCTTAGAAACAGGTGGAAGCAGTAAAAGCACAACCTTCAAAAGAATGCAATACGACGTTGAGGAATTAACAAACTCAATTAAATATGCAAAAGGCGAGCTTGCCGCAATGGAATCTTCCGGAACTGCTTTTATAGATCCTACAACTACAGAGGAATATAGCAAAGTATCTGAAAAGCTTCTTGATGTACAGAGCAAACAGGAAGTCCTTAATCAGAAGATGAGAGAAACAGCTGCTAATGAGAAAACTATTGGTGCTGGTGCGAAAGACATTGAAAAAGTAGGAAAATCAGCAAAAAAATCCTCTGGCTTAATATCTGACATGGCGAAACGAATAAAGCAGACAGTAGTTAGTTTTGCAATATTCGGTGCGGTTATGAAAGTATCTCAGACCATATCCAAGGCATTTACAGAAGGTATACAGAACATGGCGAAGTATTCTTCTGAATTTAATGGAAAAATGTCTGAAATGGCAAGTGCTTCGGCTACATTAAAAAATTCTATTGGAGCACTGACAGCGCCTATCATATCTGCATTGACACCAGCAATCGTAACCTTATGCACATGGCTTACAAATGCCATTAATGCTATGAATGGATTTATTGCGGCTATAAGCGGAAAAAGCACTTGGACAAAGGCAAAGAAGCAGCAGGTAGACTATGCGGCATCTCTTGATAAAACAGCCGGTTCTGCCAAAAAAGCGGCTGGAGCATTGGCGGCTTTTGATGACTTGAATGTATTGCAGAAAAATGATTCTGGAAGCGGTAGCGGTGGATCTGGTAGTGGCGGATCTGATTTATATGAAGAAGTTCCTACTGGAAAAGAATTATCAGATAAAATCCAGCCATTTATAGATTATTTAAAAAAATTAAAAGTTTCTATAAAAAATGGATGGGATGAAACCTGGAGCAATTTAGATGTTTCTTTACAATTTGATAATATTAAATCCAGTATAGAAAGCATAAAGAATTCATTTTTAAATATTTTTTCAGATAGTGAAGTTTCTGCATCTGTTGACAATTTTGCTATGACTTTTTCAAGGTCACTTGGAAGCATTTCGGCATCTGTAGTAAGCATAGGTGCTACCATAGCAGAAAATCTTCTTGGTGGGATATCTATTTATCTTGAAAGTAATTCTGAAAATATAAAAAATTATATTATCGACATGTTTGATATAGCATCTGATATTTCAGTGTTGGCATCACAGGGGGCAGATGCATTCGCAAATGTATTTTCTGTATTTGGGGATGAAAATGGACAGCAGATCACAGCAAACCTGATTCAGATTTTTTCGGATGCGTTCATGATGGTTACGGAGAATGCAGCAAAATTTGGAAAAGATATTATCGATTGCATCGTGACACCTTTTGTAGAGAATCAGGATGCTTTAAAAGATGCGTTGGATGGGGTTCTTGGTGTGATTGCGGATTTGACAACGACTATATCAGACGGCGTGCAGCATGTGACCGATAAAATCACAGAATTGTACGATGAACATATTCATCCGTTTATCGAAAATGTAAAAAATGGAATGTCAGAATTAATAGAAAAATTTCTTGAATTTTGGAACACTTATGTGCAGCCTATTTTACAGAATCTGGCGTTAATGTTTGAGGATACCTATGAAAATCATTTAAAGCCTGTGTTTGATAATATTTTCGAAATAATGGGAATCGTAATAGACATACTGAACGATTTATGGACAAATATTTTACAGCCGATTATTGCATGGATTATTGAAAATGTGCTTCCGGTAATTTTGCCGATCATTGAAAACCTGAGCCAGAATATAAAAGACAGCGTCGATTTTATTTTAGATCTGATCAATTTTTTGCTGGCAGGGGTAAAACTTGTATTCGCCGCAATTCATGCATTACTTACGAAAGACACAGATAAAGCATTACGCCAAGCAGAAAAATCGGTAAAAGATTTTGTGAACAGTGTTATCCAGGTGTTTGAAAATATGGTAAACCATGTTATTAATGGCCTCAATTCATTGATTTCTGGCTTTAACAGCATTGGATTTGATTTACCTGATTTTTTGGGTGGAGGATCATGGCATCCAAGTATTCCGACAATTCCTACTGTAAATCTGCCTCGTCTTGCCAACGGTGGCGTAACAACCGGAATGACACTCGCGGAAATCGGAGAAGCCGGAAAAGAAGCTGTCCTGCCGCTTGAAAATAACACCGGCTGGATGGACGACCTTGCATCGAAGCTTGCAAGCAAAATGCCGGACTACAGCGGTGCAAAGACAGTAGTACTGGCGGTGGATGGTAAAGAGTTCGCAAGAATTAATCTGCCGTATTTACAGGATGAAGAAATAAGACTTGGGATAGCGGAGGGATAAGATGGTACATAAGTATACACAAGGACTTATCATTGATGGAATTACATATAATATCCCTATGGTTTCTATTCAAAGGACTTTGGATTTCTTGGAAAAGTATGCAGAAAGAACAGAGGACGGAGATATTCATATTGAGAGTATAGGAATCTATAAGAACTATACAATTTCAATTGGCACAATAGACGATTCGGGACTTTATGATAAACTGATGGATCATATAACAGATTGTGAAAACAGATTCCATCATGTATCTTTACCGGATGCAAGCAAGCAGTTTGATTTCTATGGGTATTTTTCATCAATTAAAGATGAAGTAGAAAAGGTATTTGACAACGGAGCGAAATATAAAGGATTGTCATGGAAAATGACGAGTAAAAAACCATTTAAGACACCGTAAGGGGGCATTTATGAGAACATATTGCAGGGCAGAAATGAAATTTATAGATGTTACCGCATTATCAGATGCCACGGTTACGACAGATGATAACCAGGGCATAGGTTCAGTTGAGTTGTTTGCAGACCAGACGGAACAGAAAAGTTATGGGACTTTTGAACTGAACCAATTTGTGCTAGATGGAAGTAAAAGCGTATTGACGGAAAATCCGAAAGACATTGCATTTTGGAATGATGCGTTATCGAAGGAAGATTGTACTTTTGAAAAAGATCCTAAGATTACAGTCACGTTCCAAGAGCAGCACACGTCCGCAGCGATCACACTTTATTTTGAAGATGAGCCACCAGCAGAGTTGAAAATCACATGGTATACAATCGCCGGTACAAAATTAATCACAGAAACATTTTACCCGGACAGCCTTATTTATGTTTGCAATAATCAGGTGCAGAATTATGGAAAAATCGAGATTGAATTTGTAAGAACAAGCTTTCCAAAGAGATATATTAAGCTTCAGTACATTTTATACGGAAAATATATCGTGTGGGATAAGGATATGATCCAGACAGCCAAGGTGCAGGAAGACATTGATGTGACCTCTGCAACATTGTCTATCAACGAAGCGGATATTTCAATTGTTGATATGAATAATGATTTTGATGCAGAAAACGAAAATGGAGCGTGGAAGAGTGTGCAGAAAACGCAGGAAGTCACATTGTCAGAGTTTAAGAACGGAAACATGATTCCTATGGGAGCATTCTTCATCAACGACTTTTCTTTTTCAAAGAATATTGCAAAATTTAAGCTGGTTGATGAAGTTGGTTTATTAGATAAGTATACATTTTATGACGGACAGGTATATAACAATGTCCGTGCAGAAGTGATACTGAATGCGATATTTGTAACAGCAGGAATAAAAAAATATGTAATTGATGAAGAAGTAGGTAACACACTTTTAAGTGGCTATTTAGCCATCCAGACGTGCCGTAAGGCATTGCAACAGGTATGCTTTGCGTGTGGTGCGGTTGCGGATGACAGCCGGAGCGATACCATCAAGGTTTATAAGCCAGACAGATATGTGAAATCCACTGTCGGGACGGATCGCAAATTTAATGGAAATACGAAAGTATCTCTTGAAAAATATATCTCTGGTGTGAATATTGAGATGAAAAACTATGCATTGGAAGAAAAAAACTCAGACATTTATAAGAAAACATTGCCGGCCGGAGATACCAAGATCACATTCTCAAGTCCATATCTTCCATCGTCCATCACGGCAAGTGTCGGCACGCTGAAAGAAGTAAAAACAAATTATCTCATCATTAACAT